GAAATCCCCTGCGGTCGTTGAAACAAAAAGTTCATCGCCAGCAGAGTACGTTCCCGAGGGAAGATCAATGCCTTCCAACGTGCCAAGCGTAGTGATATACACCTCTGCTCCGGAGTTGCCTCCAGTACTGATTACGCCAAACGAAGGCATCTTCGCCGCGTCATCGGCATCAGCGAGATCGACATCAGGCGTGTTTCCGCTGGTGTATCCAGAGATGTACACAACATCACCGACTGAAAGTGCGGATGCGTTCCCGTTCTTCGCCCGGAACATCACCGAGCCTTCGAGATTCCCGTGAATTTCAGCCCAGCGGAAATCAGCAGACCCAAGGTCCAAAGTCCCATCTGCGTTCGGGATCAAGTCAATGCTGAGACTGCCCGAAGTGATTTGGCTCGCTGGGTGGGTGTGACTAGAGGCAGCGGCACCAATGTCATTCAGGACTTCAGAAGCAGACCGGCCCTCGATCTTTGTTCCATCAACCCGCAAGAAGTCATTGTCAACGACCGCCGCGTTTGCTTGCAGGATGTTGTCAGAGCCAATGCCCGTGTTGTATTGCGATGCAGTTCCGAGGCTCGGCTTTCCCGAAAGCGAGGAATAGGCGATAGCGGTACCGTTCCACGTCCCGCTTGATATTGTCCCAACCTGAGTGATGTTGCCAGACCCCGACCACGTCGAGAGGGCGGTGTTCTCTACATTGCCAAGGCCTACATCGCTTTTGGTCGTGTTCGAATTGAGCAATGTGCTAATCGAAGTTAGGCCAGTGCCACCATCCGCCGCAGCAAGAGTCCCCGTGATGCTTGAAGCACCAAGGTCCACGGCCAACTCGGTCGACTCAACGACGATACCGCCGTTGGCCTTGAGGTCCGCAGACACCGTCGCTGTGTAATCGCCTGACGTAGTGTTTGACTGAGTTATATCAAGGCCATCTCCAGCCGTGATATCTACCCCAGTCATTGTCCCCAGCGAAGTTCCTGCGGTGAAGTAAGACAGAGAAGACCACGCCGTAAGACCGTCCCCGATCTTCAACTTGGAGGTGTCAGACTCATATCCAAACTCGCCAGCAGCGAGCGTTGGATTCGCCGATGTCCACTCCGAAGCGGTACCTCTTCTGAGTTGAATCTGAAAAGCCATTACGGAGTACCCCCGTCGAATCTTGCTCCACTTACGAACATGTCCGCCAGAGGAGTGAATGATGATGTAGAAGCAGCCCCGCCAGACAGAAAGTCAAACGCCTGCTTGATCGGGACAAACGTGTCGATCTGGGGCAGCCTGTCGATGTCTAGGCGATCTGAAGTGATGGAGGCCGCGCTGTGCTGGTGTGTGGCCGCAGCGAAATCAGTTGTGTCAGAGGAAGCGGCGGTCCCCAGAGACAGGGTTGACTTCGCCGATGCGGCGTCAGCCGAGTTCGCAAAAGACCTTCCGAACGAGGTCGTGTTGTCGGTGGTGAGTACGTTCGCGGGATCCTTGGTCGCGATTGTCGTTAGACCCAAGGATGTGCGGTGAGCGGAGGCGGAAGCATCGCCCGTGACGCTTCGGACGTGGCCGGTCGAATCCACGAAGATGGAAGTGGGGAAGACCTCGTACTGAAGCCCCGTCGCACCCGGCGATCCATGGCTGACCGTGACATTATTCGATGCGTCTATCGACGTGGTGAGTGGGCCGGTGCCCACTGAGACTGAGCGGACGTATTCCGTCGGAATGTCACCGCCAGAAACCACTCGGGGGCTGGGGTATTCATTGACTGAAACGTCAAACGAATCTCCCGTGACTGGGACAGAATTGTTCGCTGACTCTGCGATGACAGAAACAGAGCCTTCTCCCGGAGACGAGACCACAACGGAAAAGCCGGACTCTGAAACCGTCACACTCACGAAGTCACCGCCTTGAGTACGGTGAACTTACCTCCCAAGATGTATCTCACGACATCCGGGGTGGGTCCAGTTTCCGTGACCTTCACGTCATAGACCCCCGACGCCGGGGCAGCAATTCCGCCGGTTACAGCCGGGCTCAAAGTCAGCGTGATGTTGGGGGAGGTAGCAGCGAGGGCTACCGCAGAAGTGCTGGAGTCCACCGAAAACAAAGTCCCGGTGGAATCTGCTTCAACCCTGCCATCAATGTCAACGGTGAAACCCGAAGACAGGTCTACGACAGACCCAGCACTGTTCTTGTAAGTGATCTCCAGCGTGAAAGTCTCGCCAGAAACAAACTCAAAGTTGTACGTTGGCAGGGCCATGGCCTATCCCCAAAAGTCTCCGGGAGGGCCTTTCGGCCCCCCCGGGGATTGAGTTTTTGAACGTCACTTGGCCCGGTAGGCCTGAAGTTCCGTCAGATGCACAACGGGGCGTCCACTCCCCGCACCCTGACAGACGATCGTGGGGCACATCGCGTCGGTGGGAATCGTGGTCGTGATGGCCGGAGCCTCCACGCCGTTGACCCAGTAACGGACCTTGCCCGTGGTGGCGATGAACTGGAAGTCGTATTCCGTGTCCACAGCCGCATCAAGAGCGAGGCTCTTGGTGATCGAAGTGCCATCGCTGGCATCAGCAGCGACCGCGTCGATGTTTCCATCGTCGTCACCCAACTGCCCAAAGCCAACCATCTTGGCACCAGAAGCACTAGAGGCAATGACCGTAGTGTCAACCTCAGCGAGGCCGATGAAAAACTCATTGACCACGGTGGTCTTGAAGACCACCTTCGCGCGGAAGTAAATCGACTTCGTGGCGTCAGGGGTGAGGCCGAACATCTTCCACTGAAGTTGCTCTCCCTGAGCAGCGGTCGCTGCCCCTGCATCAAGTGCGAGAACAGCCCCGTTGCCCTGACTCAGGTCAGTGAGAATCGCAGCCGCGCCAGTAGTCGCCGAGGTGTCGGTGGCGTTGCCATCGTCCCCAACGGCGGGGTCGTAGAAGAACGAGTAGGTGCTGGCGCGATCGACCGCGTAGGGATCGAACACGCTGCCCGACTGTCCGTTGTAAGAAACAAGTCCAATAGCCATTTTTCTGGCTCCCTTCTATCTGGATCAGTTGTTGGTGAGAGCCACAACGTCGTTCGAGAGAACCGCGTTACGGCGTCGATCGGTGCAGTAGATGTTGGCCGTGCAGTCGATGTGAGTGACCATCGTGGTGTGCTGGTTCGGAGCGACCTCCGGACCCATCTCACGCATGTACTCGCCCTCAAGGAACACCGGGTGGAACGTGCCCCAGTTCAGCATGTAGATCGGGTTGTTGGTAGCAGCCGTATCGAGATGCGGAACGTAGGTGATCGGAACGCCACGGAACATGACCCGACCAGCGTAGGGCTGGAGGTCAGCCGAGGTGACCTTGTCGTTGGTCCGCTCGACGATTCGCTCAAGGCCAGCGAGAGCCGCATACCCACAGTAGATGCCGTGGCGGTCACCCGTGTTGTACGAGGGAACGCTGGCATTCGCGATCGGCTTGAAGCCGGTCTTGACGTAAGCCTCTCGCATCTGGCTGACGAGGCCGAGGACGGGGAATGTGCCATCAGAACCGTAGTCGCTGCCACCCGCAGTGGATCCGTCGAGTTCGTTTGCGGCGTATCGCCCCCACCAGTTCTGCCAGCGGGGATAAGTGGTGCTGCTGAGGCCAGCGGTTCCGGCGGAGAACACGTCACCGCCAGCGAAAGCACCCTCGCCCGGGTTGGGCGCGGAGCCCGAAGTGGACACCCAGTACCCGACACCGTTCATCTTGAGATCGGTCTCGGAAGACGGGGCTCCCCAGAAACGCTTCTCCATATGCTCGGCGAGCGAGATCATGGCGTCAGCACGGCGAACCGCAACGAGGTCAACGATGCGGCGGGGATCACGGTTGAACGCAATCTCTCGACGCTCGATGGCGTAGTTGACGGTCTGGTGCTTCCAGCCGATTTCGGCGGTCTTCATGACATCGCCGATGTTCACTTCGTCGGTCGCGAACAGGCTGGTGTCCTTTGCAAGACCGCTGTTCTCAACCATGATATTCCACTGGACCGAAGTACCAGCGGAGAACTGCACGCGCGACTCCTGAAGCAGGCTCGAAAGAGCGACATGCTCCTGAAGATCGGTGGCGATTTCGGTCCACCGGAGTTCACCCAGTTCCTTCTGGGTGGTCGTGATGAGATCCTGAAGATCAGAAACGGCAATAGCCATTTGACCTCTCCTTATGAGTTATAGAGCCCACGTTCAACCATGATCTTGTGGACCGACTTCAACGCTGACTCCTTGGGAGACAGCGAATCCGAACGACGCCCACTTGCCCGTGCGATCATCTGAGACTTTCGCTCGGCAACCTTGGCTTCAGTGTTCTCTTGTTCGATTGACTGCTTGACCTCTCCGAATTCCGCTCGGAGGGCCTTCTGGACAATATCACTGTCGCTTGGAGCAGTGATTCCTGACTGCTGATACCCGGTCTTCATGACCTGAATCGCAGTGTCCAACTTCGCCCGGTTCGCCTTGTCTCGAAACACGGGCTGCCATTCATCGCTCAGGGAACTGACAAGTTCGTCAACCTTCGCGGACTGCGAGACCTTGTGGGTCTCTGACTTCAATCGGTCAATTTCTTTGACCAGATTGGATACGACCCCGGCGAGATCTTCGTCGAGGTAGTCGGTCATCGACTTCATGTTGATGGCGGGCTTCTCTTCGGCCTTGGGCTCGGGAGAAGCAGGGGCTTCATCAACAGGAGTCTCAGTTTTCTTGATCTCGTGATCGCTTTCGTCGCCCGGGTCATGGCCGGTGTCGTCAGCAGAACCCGAGACAATCTCACGAACCCGCTCAGACGGGTCGGTAATGTCAAACGGCTTGGCTTGATTATCTTCGTGGTTTTGATCAGTCATAACCTTGCATATCCCTTAGGCCCATGGCCTTGAAAGCCTTGCGACGGTGGGCCGCATTCTCAAAGATTGCTCGCCCATCAGAAGTATAGTTGAGATTTACGCCTTTTCGACGCATTTCTTCCATTGACTTTGATATTTCGCTTGGGTGCGTCCCTGCCGCATCGCTGTACAGGGGCCACCCCGCGCTCGTGGGGACCGATCCGGAATGCTCTCCAGCAATATCACGTTCCCAAACTAATCCGTCAATCTCAATTCCTTCACCTTCTGTCTTATCCCACATCTCAGTCATCGACATGACAATGACTTTTGTTTCGCCGGTCTCAGGGTGCTTGTATTGGTAACTCGGCATTTCTATTCCTTATCAGGCGGGGGCTTGGGGTGCCTGCTGGCTCATCATCTGCTGCTGGCCCGGGGCTGGATTCGCACCCATGAGGGCCTGAATCGTTGCGGCGTCTCTGGCCTGCTGGGTTCCTCCGGTCGCGATATTCTCTCGGACGTAGTTCCGGGTCGTCTCAGCCGGTGCCCCCTGCTGCTGTATCAGGGAAGCCGCTTCCCCGGGGTCGCCCACCGGGATGACCAAAGACTCGATTTCAGGCATATTTGAAAGTTCAGCAACCTGTCTGATAAACGCAGTGGCGTCAATCGTCAAGCCCTGCTGTTGCAGATTTGGCGTCAGGGGGGCAAGGAAGTTGGTGACGGTGTTAGCCAGAACAGCCAACTTCTGCTGTGGGTTGGACTCACGCATGGACGACGGTGAGATGTCAAAGTTCATCTCAAGGAACTCGGACTCCTTTCGGTCCTTGGGGTTGAACTTCAGTGGGATCTCGAACCCCGTGTCGGGGAGGACATCGACAAGGTCATATCGCCGCACCGGGTCATACCAGACCCAAGAGGCGATTGAAGTCACGCAACGCTCCGCGAAGACAATGACAGCAGACTGCATGTCTTGAATCTTCTGGGAAGAAGACGCCTTGATGATCTCTTCCTGACCAACCGTTTCGGCCTGAACCGACAGCCCGCCCATGGCGGACAGGTTTCCGCCCATGTAGTCAAACAACTGCCTCAACTGAATCGTGAAGGCAAGGTTGTTCTGGTCAACCCCGCCGAACCTCGCCTCTCGGGTTCCCTCGGGGCGGTCAACCCGGATCATGTCTCCGTCATCGGCGTTCAGGATCCGGTCCCCGTCATCATCAGACCCGGCAGCAACTAGGGTGACCGTCTTCTGGCGATCCGACTGCCGCACCAACTTCCGGAAAGAGCGGTTCAGCGCATCGTTGAGATCAACAAGGTTGGCAATGGGGGGAAGAGGCATCAGGTTGCCGCTGACATCCCCAAGGCTCAGGGGGATATACGGCCCGATCTCCGGCCCCTTCCACTCGATCTCCC